CTGCAGTCGCAGGCCTTTGCCATGTGCCGTACTCTTGAAAGAAGCTCATCGGCTGATGTTGATCCCCAGTGATCGAACAGGTAATAACGTCCAGACCCCATCGTTGCTTCCCAATGAGGTCTAAGCTCATCAACAGGCGTGTCTTCCTCCAAGTGGAGCCGTCTAGATGACGCCACCGACATAATTCCCAAAGCTGTAGTCGCGACGTCCTCCTCCAGTGCAAGTACACCAATGTTGGCGTCTGTGCGCTGAAGCAAATCGTACTCAAGTTCTCTGATAAACTGGGACTTTCCCATACCACTACCGCTGGTGATAGTGACGAGTTCGTAAGGTCTGTGTCCTCTTGTGATTTCATTTAGCCCATCCCACGGGTACGGTATACTCTTGACTTGTCTTTTGTTGACAAGCGCCTCCCATGTGTCAGCACCGGCTATAATCCCTTCCGGCCTGTACACCCTGGCGTCCCACCACGCCTGTGTAAACTCCTGCACCCTGTTAGCCATCAGCATCTCGCTGGCGTCCTTCAGTGGCAGTGTGCATATCTTCAGCTTGTTAGGACTGAATAGATCCTTGATCTGCTCTAGGGCTATATCACCGGCCTTGTCCTGATCGAAACATACGACCACGTTCTCGTAGCCCTCTAGCCACTCTAGGTTCTGCTTGATCTCCTTAGCGGCACTAGAGGCTCCAGAGCGTAGGGACACCACGTCGTACTTCTGTCCGAACATCTCGTAGACAGACATGGCATCTAGCTCGCCCTCAGTGATCGTGACGTACTTACCTTTGCCACGGCACTGCTTCTGACCAAACAGGCCCACGTTCGTCATGTTGCCCGACGAAAGGAAGTCCTTGTTCTTCACCAGACGTGACTTTGCAGCGACTAGCTCACCAGTGTCCACGTCATAGTAGGGGTAGTAGTGTCGGGCTATCGTACCGTCCGGAGCGTAGTCCACAGTGACCTGATACTTGCTCACGGTCTTTGCAGACAGTCTCCTGTCGGTAATCTCAGCTACGACACCACCCATGTGTAGAGTCGAGGGTGTTGACACCTGTATCTCCTCTCCGCTCAGCTACGACACCACCCATGTGTAGAGTCGAGGGTGTTGACACCTGTATCTCCTCTCCGGTCTCACCGTTTACATGGTAGTCACAGTCGGCAGAAAAACAGTGGCGGCCTCCATTGGAGTACACCGCCACATTGTTCCTACTACCGCACTTGGGACATTCCTCGTGGTGTAGGAATTTAGACTCCATTAGAAGTCCACTGCTTCAGCCGATGGTTCTGCTTCCTCCAGCACCTTGACAGCCTCCAGATACACAGGCGTACCGTGTACCGGGTGAGCCGGTCCTGTCTTGTACTTCAGACGCACACGGGAGTTGTAAGGCACTTCTCCAGTGTACACGTCACCTTCAGCAGTGTACAGACCGATGGCGTACTTGGACTTAAACTTTCGCTGTTTATTGCCCTCGTAGTCCTTGATCTTTACACCCTGTGCGGCTAGGGTTGCGGCGTCGTCCTCTGACATTGTAATTGTCATACTGAACGTGCCAGTGTCCTGACCGTTGTACACATCGTGCTTGGTGACGTTTGAGAAGTTCACCACACCTTCGATAACTTGACTTGACATATGAGTTAATCCTCGTTGTTTAATACACTTTCTGTATCGTAAGATACACCTATAGTATCTCACGTTCCTGCGGTTTTGTCAACCGTTTACCCCTAGACTGGTACTTTTTGGCATCCTTTTTCCTGTCCTTGTGTACGCCTCCCTTGTTGTGATCGTGTTTGGCTACAGGATTCCAGCGCCTCCCTACTTTAGTTTCTCCTGTAGTTTTATTCATTAGTTTATACCCTTTAGTTAATATCTTTAGTAGTCCTTAATACTACTTAAGATGTTATCATAATTTTCCTGCAATTGCAACACCTCATCTTGTGTAATATCACCAGTATTAGGTATTGACTCCATGTTTTCTAGCTCCCAATGGGTAGCAATCGACACCGTTAGGCACTCTGAGCACAGATCGTAATGTACTCCGTTCGCATCCTTTTTCAGTATCTCCAGATCGTCCAAGATCACGTCACACGCTTTACACCTCATCCGTTTTACCTCCTTCTCTTTTGAATCCGTTGGATATTGACAGCACCAGTACTGCCAGCAGTGTCATGGGTAAAACAGGCGGAAACAGTACGCACACTATTGTGGCTATGATCCAGTCCGTACGCTTGCTGGTCATCCGTTATCCTCCGGTCCAAACACCTGTGCGTATGCTTTGCACAATTCGTTGTAGCTCTTAGCCCTGTAGCGGTTCCTGATTACGCCTCTAGCCAGAGACACCACAGTGGCAAAGTCTATAAAGTTAAACTCAAACTCTGTCAAATCCTGTACCATCTGCTCCTGTGACAGATCAGGTTCGTTGTAATCTTGCATAAATCAGTCTCCAAACGTGTAGTATGCCAGTATAACAAAACAGCCCGTTACAATCAACACTGCCAGAACTTCCATCAAAAATTCTCCCCTAGCTGTAGTTTGAGCCTCGCCAATTGATTTCTCACGATGACGGGTAAATCTTCCTGCTCGAAGTCGTCTAGCTCATGCGTCACGGTTGCGTAGGAAAGCGCCTCAGCCATTGTATACGCTCCCCGGTACATCTGTACTGCTGTAGTCACTGCGGCCAGTAGACGGTCATTCATAGCCTCTAGTCTCCGTGGTCTGTGGGTAAGTAGTCTTCACCTGCTAGCACTTCGTCGTGAATTATATCCTCAAAGTATGCCACATTCCAACCCTCGCGTAAATCTCTGTCGCCTACAGTGATCTTGTCAATGGTCACAAGATCCTGATAGTCGTCGGCGTCTAGCGTCCAGTGTATCACTACGTCCAGCGTAGCCCACTCACAATCCACCTGTGTCTCTGTCTGGTGTTGTCCGTATCGTCTAGCCATTATCGTAATTCTCCCGTGCGTGGTCTACGTCTATATTGACTAGGCAGGCTAAACCACCTACGCCCCACCCATTGTCCCTAATCCTGTAAAACCCCCACGACGGTTCCGTAGGGTGCTCCATTATAAACTCTGCACACTCTGCAATCTGATCGCCTTCAAAGTACTCACCCGAAAGCATACACGGATAAAATGTGTCGCTCATTATAAACCCTCCTCGCTAAAGATTAGCCACGTTACCAGTACAATACAACCGAAACCCCATAACCATACTATATCAGATTCCACTAGTCAAACCTCCCTATTTTTGTCTCGCCTGTGTCGTTGTCACGGATCGCTGTAATTGCGTAAGGGTAGCAGTACAGCGTATATTTATCAAGGTACGTTATGGTGGCGTACGGTGTCAAGTCTGGATCCTCTGGCGTTGTGTATACGCCTGTGTCCGTCACCGTACCGTCAAACGGAAACCGAAAGCCGCCGTACCCGTAGATACTGTCCATTGCGTCTGCTACCGTTTGCAGTGTGTCACCACCGTAGTGTAGCGCCTGTAGAAAAAACTCAGGCACAAGGCCTAAGTGCTCCCGTGTCACGTCCGGGTAGTCCACCGTATTGTACTGCGCCTTATAGCTAGTCTGTAGTCCTACCGTCTCAATTTCTATCATGCTCTAACGCTCCTGTTGTCTGACTAGATTATCGTAAATGGCTTTGCCGTTTTCTGTCAAGGCGTCGTACGTCACGCCACCGTATCCCGGATGGTAGCCCATCGCCTGCAGTCTGCCCATGATGGCATACTCTGGCGAGAATTGGCCCCGGTGGTGGTCCACAGAGAATGCGTACCACGCCTCACAAATGTCGAATCTATCCCAGTACATTGTCATACCCTCGCTATTATGTTGCGTTGCTGTTTTTCCATTGTGCGCCCGTGTCCAATGTAGCAGACAACAGACACTGATTTGTCCCAGCAAGCACGGCACTTGTCGCATTTGCCTTGCCTTGTGTATGCCTCGCACACTACAGCACCCTGTGGCACCGTGTCAAGCGTTGCGATTGTCGACGTGGTAGCGCCTTGTACTGTCTCACCTGTGATACTATCGGATGACAGACGCACCACTACGTTTGGTAGTGCCTGCAGTCTAGCAATAATCGTGCCAAACTTGGCAAATTTGTACATACGTGTGGGTATCCAGTGTTTTACCCATGGCGTACGCTCGCACACGTCTAGGATCTTGTGCGCTAGGCGTATGTCATACATATCGCCAGAGTCAAACCACCGGAAATAACGGTCGTTATCAAGCTCCGCCACCATGTCGTCTGCCCATGTGTCACGCTTCCAGTCTTCCCGATTGTGCTCCCGTGGTGCTCGCACGTTTTTGAAACGGTAGTTACCCGTGGTGGCGTAGCATCCGGAACACGCTGGCACTAGCGCACCTGTGGCGTCTCTGGACGCCGGGCACGTGTCTAGCGCCTGAAGCGACCACGACCGGCATGGCATCTTGCTAGCTTTCGATAGCTTAAGCATAGTGTGTACTCCTGTGTGATTATGTTTAATCGTGGACACCGTATAGATGCCCACTGTTAAACACAAGGTTTATTTGTCGGTAATAGTACCGAAACCTACCTTGCGCTGTGGCTTGCGTAGGCTCACGTATAGCGACCAGTAGCCAGCGTCTAGCTTGTGAAAGCATGAGCCACTTGCGTAGCCTACTGGCTTGCGCTTGGCTACTCGCTTGCGAATGATGACAGAGCGACCGAATACCTTTGTGCGTGTAACGTTTTCCATTGTATAACCCTCGTTTGGTTTAGGTTTCAAGTTAAGCCAGTGTTGGCTTACCAGTGAACCCAGAGCGTACCCTAGGCTCACCAGTAATACAACCTCTGTTATCCTTCAATCTGTATCTTTCGTTATTACTCTAACGCTAAACGTCTCGTATATTGAAACGTGCTTACCTAACGCCTGTATGGCTTCCCATTGGTCATTGTAGTATGACTCTGTAAACCACGCTGACCAGCGCTTGTTTCGTCTCTTGTGTCTGTATTCTAGCCTGTACATTATAGTGTCCCCTCGTCAATCATCCCCATTGCTACTTCGATAAGTGTCGTTAAGTATTCTGCCTCATTATCTGCAGTGTCGATCGCTCGCCACGCTTCCATTGCTACATCATAATGGTTCGCAACGATACCGTGCCAAATGTTGTTTAGCTCCGCTACGGTTTGCATAATGTTTACCCTCTATATAGTTAATGTGATTACCTTGATATGGTTCCCATTGTACAGGTATGCCGTGAGTGTGCAAGCGTTTTTTAAATTATCTTTGTGTGAATATTACCAATGTATATCTATTGACAGACTACCGTGGTCTGTGGTACTCGCGTGTGCGCGTGTGTATAAAAGGTACCTTGAAATTATCGCTTGACATCTTGCGCTGAGTATGCTTGCGGTTGGCTAGAGGGTCCTACATTGGCACACACACTTTGTCAACGTGAATTTTACCCTTGACTACGTGTGTCGCCTGTGGTAAACCCTTGCGCCTCTGGCTTACCACAGTGTGCCACCTGTGTCAACCCGTGTTTGCCTGTGAATATTACCACTTGACACCGTGAGAGCCTTGTGTTAGACTAAGGTGGGCCTCAGATTTGACACGGGGAGGGGCTGTTGTCTTGTGTTTATTATTGGTGTTGCCACCCAAGTTTACTAGAGGCTAATTTTAGAAAAAACTACGTAAAAATAACATAATTTATGCAGTAGCTAACCTTTTGTTTTACCTCATGTTTATCAGGGGGCGGGACTATCGGAATAAATAGGATAAAAAAAGACTTGACTTTTGCATAAAAGTATGGTAAAATAATAGGCAGATACTAAGGTATATATAGTTACGCTGATGTGGGGCTAAGTTTACAACTAAACCGTTCGTATAGATCCCTTCATCTGTACACCTTAGGTAAGGGACTCATGCGAACTGATGTAAAACACAAGGATACTGGATAATGTCTGAAGAGACACCCAAGAAAAGAGGCAGAGGTAGGCCAAGAAAGGGTGAAATTGTAGAAAAGACAGCAGGAACCCGTGGTAAAGTAGGCAGGCCTAAAGGCGATGCTTCTATAATTAACGAATATAAGGCTAGAATGTTAGCCTCACCCAAGTCAGCTAGGGTGCTTGAAACCATATTTGAAGCTGCACTAGATCACGACCACAAAAATCAAGCTGCTGCGTGGAAACTAGTGATGGATCGTATTCTGCCAGTAGGTGCATTTGAGAAGGAAGTTGTAAAAGATGCAGGGAGAAATGCAATACAGATCAACATTACTGGCGTTGGAGCTACAGAAGTTTTTACAAGCCCTGAAGAGGGAGAAACTATTGATGGAGAAGCAGTTGATGTCACAGGATAAGGTTGATGCAGCACTGAAAGAAGCTCTGGACTACGTTGTACGGATAGGTGACGCTACTTCTCAGTGGATTAACGTTGCTGTTCTCTTTGGTGACAACGCTAATGAGTCCGTCTCAGGACGCGCCCACAGGCTCAAGGACAAGCACAAGGCTTGGGCGTGGATGAACTCATCTATTAACTTTGTGTTTGACGACGATCACTGTGAACGTGCTTACACTAACGATGTAACTAGGGCTGCAAAGACAATGAACCAGTCTAAGCCTAAGAAAAAAACTACTAAGAAGAAAGAGCGTCGATAAACGCGACTATGAAGTACTTTACAGTAGACGAGTTCAACTGTCAACATACTGGTGAAAACCAGATGGACCCTGAGTTTATGGAAAAAATAGATAAGCTTAGAGATCATTGTGGTTTTCCTTTTGTTATCACTAGTGGCTACAGGTCACCCCAGCACCCGATAGAAGCAAAGAAAGATGTACCGGGAACTCACGCGCAAGGCATAGCAGCAGACATAAAGATAACTAACTCTGCTCAACGGTACACGATTATAAGAGAGGCTTTGGAGATGGGTTTCGCTGGGATTGGCGTCGCTAGTGACTTTATTCACGTAGACACACGGGGTTCTGCCCCAGTAATCTGGACTTACTAAAAACAGTGACTGACTTAAACGTACAGTTACTACCGTGGCAACAAGAAGTCTACTCTGACCCAACACGGTTCAAGGTAGTTGCTGCAGGACGACGGACAGGCAAGTCCAGACTAGCAGCATGGATGTTAATCATCAATGCACTACAGTCCGACAAAGGGCAAGTGTTTTACGTTGCGCCTACTCAGGGACAAGCCCGTGACATCATGTGGCAGACCCTCCTAGAGCTAGGACACCCTGTGATTGCAGGATCACACATCAACAACCTGCAGATCAGGCTGGTCAACGGGGCCACGATTAGTCTCAAAGGAGCCGACAGGCCAGAGACAATGCGTGGTGTGTCCTTGAAGTTTCTCGTGATGGATGAGTACGCAGACATGAAGCCTGACGTATGGGAGCAGATTCTTCGTCCAGCACTGGCTGACCAAAAGGGATCAGCAATGTTCATAGGTACTCCTATGGGCAGGAACCACTTCTACGAACTGTACAAAATAGCGGAGTTAGGAGACGATGAAACTTACAAGGGGTGGCACTTTACCAGTTATGACAACCCCCTCCTCGACCCTGACGAAATTGATACAGCAAAGAAGTCCATGTCGAGTTACGCCTTCCGACAAGAGTTTATGGCCTCATTTGAAGCAAGAGGCTCCGAAATGTTCAAGGAAGGGTGGGTCCAGTTTGGCGAAGAACCAGACGTAGGTGATTACTACATCGCTGTTGACCTCGCAGGTTTTGAGGACGTAAACAAGAAACGAACAAAGAATACTAAACTAGATGAAACCGCAATCGCTGTCGTTAAAGTTAATCCTGATGGTTGGTACGTTGATAACATTATACATGGGCGGTGGGAGCTTAACGAGACTGCCACCAAGATTTTTCAGGCCGTTAGAGACTACAGACCCATCAGTGTTGGTATTGAAAAAGGTATTGCCAAACAAGCTGTAATGTCTCCTCTGACTGATCTAATGAAACGTTACGGTCAGTTTTTTAGAGTTGAGGAGTTGACTCACGGTAACCGAAAGAAAACTGACAGGGTTATGTGGGCGTTACAAGGCAGGTTTGAAAACGGGTACGTTACGTTAAACCAAGGAGAGTGGAACAACAGATTTTTAGATCAACTGTTTCAGTTTCCAGACGCGCTAACACACGACGACTTAGTTGACGCACTAGCGTACATAGACCAGCTAGCACAAGTAGCGTACGACTACGACTACGAAATCGACGACCACGAAATACTAGATGTAATAGCAGGATACTAAATGAAAGTTTTTAGACCTTTCAATACCTACGGAATATACGCAATCAGCGCCTCTGTGTTTTTTACACTAGGGTACTGTGTTGCTATGATTTAAGGAAAACAAAATGGCAGACGAAATTTATAGCCCAGACCCGCTGATGATCCAAGAGTCCTTGGAAGAGTGGGTAATGTCAAAATGTGAGGATTGGCGTGATTACTACGAATCAAACTACGAAGAAAGATTTGAAGAATACTATAGGTTATGGAGAGGTCAATGGGATCCTAATGACTCGCAGAGAGCATCAGAACGTTCTCGTATTATCGCTCCTGCGCTTCAGCAGGCTGTAGAGTCTAACGTTGCAGAACTAGAAGAAGCCACCTTTGGACGTGGGCAGTTCTTTGATATTAAAGACGATGTAGCAGATCCGCAGAAACAAGACATATCAATTCTAAAGAAAAAACTAAACGAAGACTTTGAAACCTGTAAAATTCGCAAGGCTGTAGCAAGAAAAAACTAAACGAAGACTTTGAAACCTGTAAAATTCGCAAGGCTGTAGCAGAGTGTCTTATTAACGCTGCTGTATTTGGTACAGGCGTTGGCGAAGTTGTTCTAGAAGAAATTAAAGAGATGGCCCCTGCCACTCAGCCTATCATGGACGGTCAGTTGACTGCTGTAGGTGTAAACGTTAAAGACCGTGTAGTAGTAAAGCTCAAGCCAGTGTTGCCACAAAACTTTTTGATAGACCCTGTAGCAACCTCAGTTGAAGATGCCTACGGTGTTGCTATTGACGAGTTTGTGTCCAAGCACTCTGTAGAACTTCTACAAGAGCAAGGCGTGTACCGTGAGGGTTTTATTGAGTCGGCTGCAGCTGACACAGACTTAGAGCCAGATCAAGACTTAACGATCTACAACGACGACAAAGTACGTCTGACAAAGTACTACGGACTTGTGCCTCGTGAGTTGTTAGAAGCCGAAGACGTTGAGGTTGACGGTGATTCTATGTACGTCGAAGCAATCGTCGTGATTGCAAACGGCGGTACGCTGCTCAAAGCAGAAGCAAACCCGTACATGATGAAAGACCGTCCTGTAGTAGCGTTTCCGTGGGACGTAGTGCCCGGCAGGTTCTGGGGACGTGGTGTTTGTGAGAAGGGCTACAACAGCCAGAAGGCGCTTGATACAGAGCTACGAGCAAGAATAGACGCTTTGAGTCTCACGATTCACCCAATGCTCGCTGTGGACGCTACACGGCTTCCCAGAGGCGCTAAACCTGAAGTGCGTCCCGGCAAGATGATTCTAACTAATGGAGATCCTCGTGAAGTACTCCAGCCGTTTAACTTTGGACAAGTTGGGCAAATCACTTTTGCACAAGCCCAAGCCCTACAAAATATGGTTCAGCAGGCTACAGGAGCGGTTGATTCAGCAGGAATTTCTGGCAGTGTTAATCGTGAAGCTACTGCCGCTGGTATTTCTATGTCTCTTGGGGCTATTATTAAACGGCACAAGCGCACTCTAATTAACTTTCAGCAGTCGTTCCTGTTGCCTTTTGTAACTAAAGCCGCACACAGGTATATGCAGTTTGACCCTGAAAGCTATCCCGTAGCAGACTATAAATTTATGGCTACAAGCACTTTGGGCATTATTGCGCGTGAGTACGAGGTAACTCAGTTAGTACAGCTTCTGCAAACAATGAAGCAAGATAGTCCTCTGTACCCTGTGTTAATCCAGAGTATTATTGACAACATGAACCTGTCTAACCGTGAAGAGCTTATTGCAGCAATGGCTCAAGC